GTAGTAGGGGAGGGCCGCCTCGGCGGATCCTGTCAGGGCCGTCGTCGCCGCCTGCTGGTAGGGCTGGTAGCCCTGCCCCGCGTTGGCAATCTGGGCGGTGCCGGCCTGCTGAGTGGCCGTCAGCGGCGCGACAAACTGGCCCTGATACGGCTGGAACGGCTGCTGCGCGACCTGCTCAGCGCGGGCGTTGACGGCGTTGTAGCGCGCCTGAACTTCCGGCGGGATCGTGGTCTGCTGGGTCTGGTACGTCGTGCCGCCCGAGCCGCCCTTGCCCCCGCCGAAGACTGCGCCACCGCGCGCGAGAGGGGAGTTGTGGAGTTTCCACGGCCAAGGGCAAGCAGAGCGCATGTTCAGGTAGCCTTGTTGGTTACGCCAGTTTCGGCGCCGCACAGCCAATATGCGCCGGAGGGTTTCCCGAAGATGCGCTCGTAGAGGCGCACCTTTCCTTCCGTCCGGCTGTTTGACAAGATGCCAATCATCAAGGGCATCTCAAGTTTCGCCGCCGCTTCCTTGGCGAATTCGCACAGTTTGCGCGCGCGGCCGCCCTTGGCGCTGCGGTACTCCGGGTGAACGAACACGCCGCGCTCCTCGAGCACGATCTGGTCGCTGTACCAGAGCTTGCAGGTGCGGAGCAGGATGCCGCCCTCGAAGTGGTCGGCGCCGGGAGCCCCGATCACGCCGCAGATGCCGCCGTCGCGGTTGAGCGCGGGCCACACTTCGGCGAGGAGCTTCTGCGGATCAGGCTGCACGAAGCCGTTCTCTTCACTCCCCTGCAAGCAAAGATCCATAAATTGGTGAACGTCTTCAGGTGTGCCGACGCGTACTCTGATGTCTGACATAGCTTCCTCCTAGTCAGCCTTTGGGCCCGGTAGATTCTCAAGCGTCTTTATGGTCTTCGCCCGGAACTTCTTCACGAACTCGTCGAGGATCCTGTGCCCGTCATCGAGCGAGCCCTTCCCGAGCCGCACGACGTCCTCGGGGTGGATCACGTACTCGCCGCCGGCGGCGACGATGGGCACCGTCGCGCTGCCGCCCTCCGCCTTGCCCGGCATGGGCGCGTTGTAGGGCAGCACGTCGTCGGTGTATGGCTGGTCGCCCTCGGCCCCGTAGGGCTCGCCGGACTGGCCGTAGGGCGCGCCGGCGCCCGCCTTCGAGGCGCTGTAGAAGGGTGAGCTGAAGATCGACTTGGCGACCTTGAAGCCCGCGGTCGTGTTGCCCTCGCCCATGGCCGAGATGATGTCGGCCGGAATGACGTAGGCCCCGGAGGGAACGTGCATCGGCAGGTGGTCGGTGCGCCCGGCGACGGCGCTGTGGATCGCGCCGGTATGGACCTTGCCGCCGGTGGCGCGCGGCTTGCGCGCGGTGTTCAAGGCGGCAGCGATGGCCTGTTCGCGCGGACGCCCTGACGAGAGCATCTCGCGGATGTTCGCGCTGATCGTGGCCTGCGAGGAACCGCGCTTCAAGGGCACTTAAATACTCCGGGTAACAGGCTACTATACCGCGCCTTGCGAAGCCCCCAAAGATGTCACCGTGTCAGGACACTTGAACTACTGACACGATGATCGAAGGGACGCTTGGTTGAACCGGCGGTCCCACGGCCGCCGCCGTAGCGTAAACGCCGACCGACGTGTCGGTGCCCGCCATCCACAATTCGTAATAGTCGCCCGCCGTCGTGCATTCGAGGTTTATGACTACGGCGAGGATAGTGGGTTCGCCGTTCAAGCAAATGACTTTCGTGTTGCTGGCCGCGACGTCGGAGCCGTTTTCACGAAACCAAATCGAGCAGCTTTTGTTTGCCGCTGTCGCCTGCACCACGGCCGACACCGAGAACAGGTAGGTGCCGATGGCCGGCAGCGTAATGCGCGAAGTGGTGACCAGCGTGATGCCGGCGGCGGCGCCCGTCGTGTTGAACGTGATGACTTGCGCCGTGTTGGTCGCCGCGATGGTCTGCGTCGCGGTGTCGTAGACCGTGATATGCGGCGTCGGGCCGATCCGGTACGTCATTAGATCACCCCCCAGCCGGTGTTGTTCGATACCATGGTGATGCTCTGGTACTGGACCGGCAGGAGCTGCGTCGCGGCGCCGTCGATGAATTCGCCGCCGGCGGCGGCCACGGTGATGACGCCGGTGCCGCTGTTCTTCACGGTGTAAATCTGGCCCTGAATGCCCGCCGCCGTGGGCAACGTCACGGTGAACGTGTTGGCCGTGCAGTCGACGACGCAGTCGTTCGCCGTGACCGTGTAGGTGCCGCTGACCGGGGTGTACTTGACCTTCAAGGCCCCGCCGAGGGCCGGCTGAATCAGCGTCAGGAAGTCGCCCATCAGGCGCTGGATGCCGTTGATGGCGACGACGCCGTTCTTCTGGGTAGTGAGAATGTCGTCCAGCGAAGCCATCAGAACTTACCCGCAGGCGTGAGACGGTATCGGGGAGCGCCGATGCGCCAGAACGTGTCGACGTCGTTGCTCTCGAACTTGATCGACACGAGGCGGCCGCGCAGTCGCGGTGTGATGTACTGTGTCGCCTGCGTCATCGAGTACGGGCCGTGGACACGCGGCGTCTGCCCGGGGTAGTCGGCGACGTAGAACGTCATCAACAGCGTCGCGTTCTGGGCGCCGTTGTAGTACCCCCACTTGAAGTCCGGCCAGACCTGATCGATGAACGACAGCAGGTCGCCGTCCTGCAGGGTGAAGTACCCCGTCTGGAAGCTCGAAGCCATCGGCTGCCCGTCGGCGTTCGGCGACGTCTCATGCTGGAAGATGAGGCCGCTTGAGGCACCGCCGATGGGCGGCCCAAGTACCGACTGATCGATCCACGCAGTCCGCGACAGGTACCCGAAGTCCCAACCGCCCGTCGACAGCGAGTACTTGACGTAGGCATCAACCTCTCCGCCGCCGGACTGCGTCGGGAAGTACCACGTGATCTCGTTGAAGCGGGAGTTCGGCGCCGCGCGGATCTTGTCGACGTAGTCCGTGTCCAGCTGCTGGAAGATGAAGTCCCACACCGTGCAGGGCAGCGACTTCACGCCGTCGCCTGCGAAGGCGAAGAACTGCGACTGGCTCATCCAGAAGACGCTGTTGTTCAGGAGCCCGACAGCCTTCTTGCCGATCAGGCCGCACCCTACCGCGATCTCGTTGAAATTGTAGACGTCCGGCAGGTTGACGTACTGCATCGACCAAAGCGCGAGGTCGGTCCAGATCAGGCCCTGCTGCGGGCCCTGCAGGCCGCCAACGATGCGGCTGCCCTTGGTCAGCCGGTACGAGCCCGCCTGATTGACCGGCGTCGCGATCCACGAATTGAAGTTGTTCAGGTCGCACCACCGGATCAGCAGATGATCCTGCACGCCCGTGAACGTGGACCCGAGAGTCACGATCTGCCGCTGCGGCATCGCGAGGAACATGCTGTGGTTCGAGATCGGCGCCTGCGGAATGATCTGGGCGTTCAGGAAGCTGGTAGTCGGCGACCACTGGTAGATCGGTCCTCCGGGCTCCTCGTCGAATGTGAGCAGCGACGACGTGTCGGGGCTGGCGATGAGGATCTCGCCCCAGTTGTCGAGGGCCCAGTCTGACGCCTCGACGGGAAACCCCGTCGCCGCGACGGCACCGGCACCCGTCGAGTAGCCGCCGGTTGAATAGCCTCCGGTCGAGTAACCAGAGCCCTCAGTCAGCGGCCCGTAGGTCACGTAATAGATGTAGCGGGCGTCGCCCCCGTTGATGAAACCTGACGTTGTCGCGGTGGCGGACTGCGCCGCCTGAATCGTGAAAGTGCCCGTTGTGGGGACGGTCTGCACGATGTAGTCGCCCGTCAGCGTGACGCCGCCGACGGTCGTCGCGATGAGAACGGGGTAAGTGTCGCCCGGGGAAAAACCGTGATCAGCCAGCGTGACCGTGACGATGGACGCGCCGCTTACCGTATCAAATTCGGCCACGTCGCCGCCGTTAGCCACCGAAGACGTCGCCAGTGCCGGGTCACCCAGCGCGTCGAGGGCCGTGATCTGGTATGTCGTGGACGACGCCGCGACGCAGGGATACACCCCGAACAGGATCAGGCCGCCGACGCTGATGTGCGCCGGGATGTAGACCGTGTCGTAGCTGGTGATGTTGCTGCCGCCGCTGCCCACGGTTCCCGCAACTGTCTGGGGCCCCGCCGTGGCGTTCAGGTACGACACCGACCCCGCCGACGAGGCCGTCACGGTAGCTGTCGCGTTGAAGCCCGCGGGCGTTACGCCCGCGACGACGACGGTGCCGCCGACGGGAAATACATGCGTGCCCGCGTACGTGATCGTGGCCGTCGTGCCGTCGCCCGAGGCACCTGTCGTGGCTGCGCTGAACCCGGGGTCGCTGATGGTCACGGTGCTCGAACCGAGGGTCGTCGTGCAGTCGACGCCGGTGTTGGTGTCGAAGACTTGCGGCGTGATGTCTTGCGCCGCGCCCTCGTTGATGACGTAGAGGGAGCCCCCCGGGGTGCCCGCGTTGCCGACGGCGAGATAGTCGTTGGAGAGGTTGTCGCGCCACGCCCACAGGGCGCGCGGCACGCCTGTCAGCGCCGAGGGATAGTAACGCGACCAGCCGCCCAGCTTCTGCACGAGCCCGAGGTTCTCGCGGTCCTTCATGAAGCGGATGAATTGCGTGGAGCTGATCGCGGCTTCGTTCAGCGCAGGCGTGCGCTGGGTGTCGACCGTCGGGATCATCTTCAGGGTGGAGTGCATGCGCTACCCTCGCGAAGGCGTCGCCGCGACCGCGGGCGCCATCGACGACCACGCACCCGCCTCGAACTTCTTGCGAGACTCCTCGACCGTCGCGCTCTTCAGCAGCGTCTGGTACTGCGTCTCGTAGTTTATGGGCATGCCGGCGTCGTTCGGCTGGCTGGCGCCGAGCGCGAAGTCACGCTGGTAGCCGCTGATGAAGACCATGGAGGCCATGATGAACAGGTCGGGCAGGTACGTGCTGATGAAGGTCGTCGTGTTGGACGCCGACAGGGAGTCGGGGCGGACGGTGCCGACGATCTCGACACTGTAGTTGGCGCTCGGCCACGGCGCGATCAATGCCGTGTTCTGGTCCAGCATCGCCATCCACCGGGGGACGCCCGTCGCCGTCGGCGAGGCATAGACCGTGTCCATCCAGACCTTGGTCGTCGGCAGCAGGTTGACGCGCGTCCCCGAATTCGGGTTCGAGGTGCCGACGGGCGTGATGACGTTGATCTCCTGCACCGTCACGAACTGCGTCAGGGGCCACGTGATCTGTCGGCTTCCTGTCGTGCAGGTGAAGCCGGAAGTGGCGGTGACCGTCGTCAACAGGTCGAGATCGCGATAGATGCGGTTCTCGGCGTAGGTGATGCACTGCGGCAGGTTGGCGACGAAGTTGACGTCCGCCGGATCCACCACCGCGAGGTTGGCCAGCTCGGTGACGAACGTGGCGTAGGTCAGTCCGGTCGTCATTTTACCCCCTAACCGCGGGCGAGCTTTTCAAGCGCATTGGTCTTCTGCGCGGAACCGGCGGAACTGCCGACCCAGTATCCTACCACTGCGGTGAATGAAGTACCAAGGCTGCCCAGCATGATGTTGGCGAGCGTCTGGGAACTCTCGGGGATTTCTTGGCGGATCACAAGGTACAGCATCGCAAAGAAGCCGAACGTGATCATCGCGCTGATGATCGGCGCGCCCCACGCGATAGCTGAGCCAGCCTCGGCGAGCTTTACCGTCTGGCTGCGGGCGCTCTGCACGTCCGCGAGCTGCGCCTGCAGGGTGTCGAATTCCTGTCGGCGGGCGTCGGCCTCGGCCTGCATGACCGCCATCTTGAACTGCAGGGCAAGGTTGGGGTCCGCAGCGATGGCCCTCTCGATGCCGGCAGCGTCGGAGGTTCCCAAAAGGTCTTGGGCGATGCCCGTGATCTTCGACACCGCGGCGCCAGTCTTGTCGCCCATGATCCAGCTGGCGACGGTCGGCGCGAGGCCGAGCAGGAGAGGGAGGAAAGGCATCAGACGGTCCCCCCGCGCGCGTATTGGAGATCACTCAGGAACCCACGGTGATACCCGGCGATCAGCTCGGCCTTGTCGGTGCCGTTGATGATCCGCCGGGCGTTGACCGGGTCGTCCGTCGTGTCGTTGAAATAGTTCTTGAGACACTTGCCGGTGAAGTCCCCTGCCATCATGCCCTCGAACATGATGGCGGCGGCGATGCGTGGGTCCATGGCGAGGTCGAGGTTATCCAGCAGGTCGACGCCGAGCAGGGAGCCCATCTTCTTGTAGTTTTCTTCCCATGTGAGCTGCACGTAGCCGCGGCCGTACCATGGGTAGTAGCGCAGGTTCTTGCGCCGCCACTCTTCCGATAGCCAGTAGGCTTCGCGAACCGGCTGCATCGTCATGTTCGTCTCGTGGTAGGTCGTGGCGAGCATGTAGGCCAGCCAGCGCAGGTCCGTCAGCTTGCGCACCTCCCACTCGTCGAGGATGGCGTCGATGCCATTGACCTGATCCTGCGTAAGCGTGCCGCCGAACAGGTCCGGGCGGATGCCGTCGAAGAAGGTTTTCCGGTTCGTGCTCATGAGATCCTCACGGGAAGTTTCGTTTTGCCTACCATGTTAGAGCACCGTTACAGGGTAGCAGCCGTTCGTGCCGCGCCGCAGGCCGATCACTGTGGACGTGACGAGCGCGAGGAACAACGCAACTGAAAGATAGTCCCAGTTCTTTTCCAGCCAATCTTTCATTTTACGTTCCTAGGTAAGGCCATAGGGATCACGCCGGTACGATCCACCAGCCGCTACCGTTGCAGACCAGCGCGATGCCTTCGAGGTCGGCGAGCACGTAGGCCGCCGCCGCGCCCTCGATGGTGTCGGACCCGTCGGGCAGAATGTCCGCTACGCCTCCGCCAGTATTGGTCTTCTTGAAGCTGACGCGCATGCCCTCCACGTCCGCGCTCGCGGGAAGCGTCGCGCGGACGGGAGCAGGAGAGGTGTAGGAGCCGCCAGACACCCAGACATTCACGAACGCCGACGCAACGAGATCGAACTGTGTCGCGGAAATCTTGGTGACGACCCACGTGCCGTTGGCTTCGACCGTCCCGACGGTGCCGCTGATGGTGATGGTGTCGCCGGTCACCAGCGCGCCCACTGAGGCTACCGTGACGCGGATCAAGCCGCCCCCATTGTTTGCCATGCCGGTAGCCGTTACGACGGGACCCGGCGCGCTGTTCATCAGGTAGGACGCAGCGAGGTACGGCACCACGGTCCAGCCTGCGGTCTTGGTCGTAACACCCGTCGAAAACTCACTGGGGAACGGGAAGCCCAAGGGCGTGACGCCATCGTCTTCCCACGTCGTGAAGATCGGCGCGCGAGCGTCGGAGATAATGTCGATGCGCGTCGTGTCGGCCATAGGCGGAACAGCGCCTGCGGTATACGCCAACCACATGACGTCGCCCTTGTACGGCGTCTGGAGGAACGTCACCGTACCTGTGTTTATTGTGATCGCGCCAAGGCCGGACGCTGCGGTGAAGGTGAAGATGGTGTCGCCCGTCCCGCCAGTCGCTGCCGTCTGGTAGCCGTTGAAGACGTTGGGCCCGCCGGTTCCCGTAAGCTGGTCGAGCAGCACGGTCGCCGTGCTGGCGCAGGAGCCGCCCGAGACCCAAGCATTGGCAAACGCCGAGCCGTCAAGATCGAACTCCGTATCGGAAATCCGGGTGACCCACCACGAGCCGTTTGCTTCAGTCGTCCCGAGCGTCCCGGTGATGGTGACAGGTTGGCCCGTCACCAAAGTCTCCACGTCGGCCACCGTGACGCGGATCAGGCCTGAGCCGTTGTCCGCCATGCCGGTTACGGTCAAAACGAAAGCGTTGAAGATGAAGGGCTGCGTCATCGTCAACGTGACGAGGCCCGTCGCGTTGTCGTAGGTGCCGCTGTCGATGAAGTACACGTAGCGGGTTGGAGCTACCCTCGCCGTGATATTGATGCCGGGAAACGGTGACGTGGGGCGAAGATACTCGTAGGGGTACACGTAGATGTGCGCGTCCCTCGACCCTTGGATGAAGGGGTAGTTACGGACCTGAACCTCAAGCGCGCGGGAGATGGACACGCCCGTGTTGCAGTTGATGATCTCGCCGCCGTCGAGGATGCAGCCTTGGTTTGGCGAGATAACGACACCGATGTCGCAGCCGGTGATGCGGTTGTTACGCGACGTGATCCGCAGGCCGCGCAAGATCAGGCCACTGCTGCGGGTATCCGTCGTGCCGCCCCAAATCTCGTTGTTCTCGAAAATCCAGTCGCGTGCGTAGCCGTGACACGTCAAGGGGGCCAGATAGAAATTCGAGAACTGGCTGTTCTCGACCCGCACATGGCAAGACGCCATGAAATACTGCGCGGTCAGGCCGCCCTGCGTGAAGTGACGACCACCGCGCGCATAGCAGTCAGAGATGCGCCAGCCGCTCGCGCCGTCGTCCAACACGACGCAGTAGGTGAAGCCGTCGCCGTTCAAGAAGTTACACTGGCTGATGATGCCGTTTATCGAGCCGTTGGCGGTGATCGACCGTGCGGGCCACTCGAACGTCAGCCTCGCGAGCAGCGTATTATGGAGACGCGACACGTTCACGACGGCCTGTGAGTTTGTCGGCGGTGCCGTGCGGTCGAACGAGAAACGCATGTCACGGAAGGAGACGTTGGCAACCTCTGTCCGGTAGGTGCGGAAGCATGTCGCGTTGGTGCCGGGGCTGGTCGTGGTGCCCGCATAGTTGAACTCGGTGGCGGGACTGATGACGATACGCTGGGTGCCGTCGCCTGCCCACGTGACGGTGCCTCCCGTGATCGTAATGGCACCAAGACCAGCCGTAGCCGTGAAGTAGATGTCCTTTGTGCCGGGGCCGCTCGAGGTCGTGGCGTACGTCGTCCACGAAGATGCTTCAAGGGTCGCAAGCGCACCTGTGCCAGTCAGGCCTGACAGGTCAATCGTTGAGCCGTTCGCGAACGTCGTCGGCGTCGTCACGCGGATGAACGTCTCACCCGTGGCGTTAGCGTACGTGCCGTAGACGATGTCGAAGTTGTCGCCCGTACCGTCATCGAGGCCGATGATCTTGACAGCCTGCCCGAGAAAGACTTTCGCAGTCCCGATACCGTCGTTGCCGCCGTCCGAGAAGTTCAGGATCGGCTGCGTCAGGTCCATCATCTGCGCCCAGACGCCCACGGTCAGCCCGGACGTCGTGCTGATGGGGAGAAGGTTGCTGCCAGAGGTAACGAATGAGGGCAGGTAGTACGTCGGGCTGCCCGTCGTGACGCCGTTTGCATTGATTTGCGTTTGGCCGAGGACGAAAGGAGAGAAAGTGCCGACCTGTCCATCGGTCTTGGGGATGATGACGGTCTTGTCGCCATCACCGTAGAACTCCATATTCGACGGCGTCTCATTACCAAGACACACGGTGCCGGTGATGATGTAGTTGCCGGCAGGGCAGTACCAGTTCTTGCCGTTCGCTACTGCGGTTAGGAAGGTGTTGCGGAACGCCGTCGTGTTGTCCGTTCCCGTCCAAGCGCCCGTCGCCGTGTCGAATACGGCGTCGGCGACCGCCCCCGCCCACAGGGTGCTTACGAAATCTGTGTAGACGCGGATGTAGCGGCCGGCGGCGCCTGCCGTCGGCTGCACGACCAGTATGTCGTCCGGCGTAGTCGTGTCCCCTGCCGACCAGTACCAGTCACCCCCGCCGCCGTCGTTCAGCGCCGCGTAGCCGCTCATGACGACCGACGGCGGTCGCGACGTGAGCGCCTTCAGGGCGGCCAGATTGGCGACGACAAAAGACGTGGACAGGCTTTCCGAGGCCGCCTGCGAGGTGATGGCTGCCGTGCCGCCGTTGGCGATGGGCAGCACGCCGGTCACGCCTGTCGTCAGCGGCAAGTTGATGGCGTTGGACAGGTCGACGCTGGAGGGCGTGCCCAGCGCGGGGCTCACCAGCGTCGGGTTCGTGTTCAGCACCACGTCGCCGCTTCCGGTCGTGCCCAGCTCACCGAGCAGCCCGTTCGCGTCGTAAAGGATATTGCCGTCGGCGCCCCCAAGGACGGGGGTCTCGCCAACGACCATAGTGTTGGTGAGGAAGTAGCTTTCGAGCTGGCTGACCGTGACCCTGACCGACGTGCCCGCCTGCACAGCTTCAAGCTGTTCGGTGCCGGTCAGGGCAATGGCGGGGGGAAGGTTCGGGATCTGGATGTTGCTCATGTCAGCGGGCCTGTCTCTGGAACGTCGGTGTTGTTGTAGGGCAGCCCCGGGTCATCATTGCCCGGTGCGTTGGGGTCGGTGCCCGGCTGCTCGTTGAGGCTTCCCGGGGCGGCGCCCGTCTGCTGCGTGACGCGGGTGCCGTCGTTCTGCGTGATGCGCCCGTCGTTGCCGGGGATCGGGATGCCGGTCCAGAAATCGACCGTGTCCTGCCCGCTGGTCGTGCGCTGCGTCGTGGACGCGGCGACGAAGTCCTGAACACGGGGGTTCTGGATCGGCACCGGATCCGCAGGGATCACGATGGAGCGCAGCTGCTGCTGCTGATCGTCATTGCACTTGCGGCAGACGAGGACGCGCGTGTTTTGCAGCGTCGCGCCGCGCCAGTCGAACTGGAACGCGAGGGCGACGTTATTGTAGCGGAAGCCGCAGCGGTCACAGATCGCGTGGGCTTGCGGGTTTGAGGGGCTGGTCCTCGCTCTACCTGACCGTGATGCGTATCCCATTGTTCACCTCACGGCCGGTAGTAGCCGGCAAGCTGCGGCGATATGAATTGCTGCGCGGTTTCAATGTTCTGGTCCGCCGCGATCTTGTACGTCTCGTCGGCGATGGCCTTGAGACCCACGGCGATCTGCGGGTTCCACACCTTGGCGAGCCGGTAGGCGAGGCCGTCAGCGAAGGCTTCGAGCCACAGGTACGGGATCTCGACGGTCTGCCCGCTTGAGAACTCCGAGTCCTGCAGCCGGCGCACGCGGTAATACTTGAGCGTCGACGTGCTGGAACCGTCCGGCACCGGCCAGAGCGTGACCGTCGGGCTGATGAGACGGTCGAACCAGAAAGACGTGGGGAAGCCCTGCTGCGCCTTGTTCGGGTACGAGGCGTACTCCGTGCGGCTGACGGGCATGATGATACGGTCGGTGTTCGACCCGCCGCCTGTCGTCACCATGTAGGCGTCGAGGATCATGACCGTGTTGGCGTCGACGGCATACGTCGAGACGCCCTGCGTCACGGGGGTCGTGACGAGGTCGACGGCCCACAGGTTGACGCCTTGGTTCGACCACGTCGCCAGCATCATGTTCGTAGCCATGCGGGCGCTCTGCATGTGCTCCTGCACGAGCGACGTCGGCCTGATCTGGCAGAGGTTGAAGGCGTAGAGCGTCAGCTCGCCGAGAGAGGGGTCAAACGTGTAGGTGCCGCTTGTGGTCATCGGGTATTCCTCTCCTACAACAACATGAGGAAGTTACCGTCGGAAGTTCCCGCCGGGGGGGCCGTGAACACCCAACCAGAATTATTACCGCCGTCAGTGCTGTTAGCACCAGCATACCATGTACCGCCGCTGCTTATGGCGGTACTCCTGCTAATAGTCAGGTAGTCAGCACTGACAAGTCCTGTGCTCTTGAACAGTGTGTGAGACGCGGCGGTGACGCTTTGTACTGTAACCAGATTTCCCGCCGTTCCGCTCACACTCCAGTTGGCGATGGTCTGCGTCGTGCCCGCAGTAAACGAAAACGTAGTCGGTTGAACGGAATTGGAGAGCGTCCCGAACGTGTTGCTTCCGGTAACGACAAGCGCACCGGCCCCCGCATTGTCTACCGTTATCCCGCTGTAGTTGCCGCCGCCCCCGGCAAAAGTTTTGGACGATGCAGAGTTTAGCGCGATAGTGCCTGTGCCGGTGGTGGTCATTCCGGAGGAGGTCACAGTCCACGGCGCGGTGCCGCTGATTGTCCATGTGCCGGACCCGATGACGATTGCGCGTGTGGCTGTGCCGGAATCGGCTCGGACGCCCCCCGTCGCGCTCGTCAGCGTGACGTTGAAGCCGTTCGCGTCAAACGTGCCCCGAACTACCGCCACCCCATCGTTAGACGCCTTAGAACAGGTAAAATTGTCTTGCAGTTCAACAATGGTAGAGGGCGCGTTTACCAGCACGCCTGCAGTTGAAGTAATTCCCGCAGACGTAAACAACTGAGTTGTTCGGCCATAAAAACCAAAACTCTGGCGAAACGCGGTGCCGGTGAACGAGCAGCCGGTGCCAAATATCAGGTTGCCATATATTTGCACACCAAAATCAGGAAAAGAAGAACCTGGCGATATGGAGAGAATCATGTCGGAGATGGCCGCGACCCGCGCCGACATGTCCAGCGTTCCGACATACGGCGGTGTGTCGGAATTGAACGTCACCGTCGCGCCGTCATTCAGACCCGTTGTGCTGAAGATGCAGGTATCTTGGGGAAGCGGGAAGTTATCGGCGGAAGGTGTCCCGATGGAGGTCAACGCCCACGCTGTCGCTGTCCACAAACCGCCCGCAGCCAAATTCCAATACACCGTCTTCGGCGCGGTAAATGTAACGCCTGAATTACCTTTGCAGTCGCCAAGGCTGCTCCCCGAAATAGGCGCTGCTGAGCCTGCAATCGTAATATCGCGGAAATCAACATTATCACCGGAAAAAGCGTTGCATGTGAGCGTTACTGCGGTGCCTACCGTAGCCGAACGCAGGAAAGACCGGTTGGCGAGTGACGCACCTGTGGATATTGAAAGAGTGCCCGTGACCGTAGCCCCCGAAGGGGAAGACACAGTCAACGTCCGAAAATTAAAAGTTGCGGACGTAAACGACAGATTTCTGAACGTGCCTAGATTAGACATGGTGGGCGCGCCGGAGGCGGTAGTAATATTCACATCGTAATAAGTTTTGCTGTTGAAATTTGCGGCACTGGTTGAGCTAATATTCAATACTGACGTGCCTGCGTTAATCGTTGTCGTTCCGGTAGAGTTATCGGTATACCCAAACGTAGATATCGTGCTGGAACCCAAATTCAGGGTTTTTGCTGACGAGCCGGTAAGTTGAAACAGCCCCGTGGCGAGTGTCAGGTTGTAGTTTCCGGTATCGAACGTGCCCGCTGAAAGCGCCGACGTTACCGCTCCTCCAACTGTCAGCGCACTGCCGAGGGTCCACTCGCCGCCAACACCGTTGAATGTTATCGCGGCATTTATAGTCACGCCATTTGTAGTTACTGTTTTTCCGGTGGTGGTCGATGAAAAAGTTATCGCGCCAGTGCTGGACCAGATTGTCCCGGCTGCCAGCAACATTGACCCACGAATATTTAGCGTTGGGGATGTGCCTGTGGCGAACGTCACCGTTCCGGCGGATACGGTGATGTCGAGGCCCGCCAACGCGCCCGTCATCGTGACGGTGTAGGTGCCTGCCTGATCAAAGAACACATTGTCGGCAACGGTGGGGACAGAGAAGCCGCTACTTCCACCAGACGTGTCGGACCAGTTAGTGGTCGATGTTGTATTCCATGTTCCGCTGCCGCCTACCCAGTACCTGTTGGCCATTAAAGGTCCTCCGGTAACGGCGCGCTTACAATTGCAATCCAGTTATCGCGGCGCTGCTCCTTGAAAGCGTTTATTGCGGCGTCGGTCATGTCGTGGTTTTCAGGCAAGTGTAAAGCGTCTCTAAAAATCCCGTATGCAGTAGAGTATTCAAACTCAATTTTGATCATGCTACGCCTGCGTGGTTACCGCGACGACATCCCAAAAGGATTCGTCTGAATTGTAGACGCATCCAACGTAAGTCACTTTGCTTGCGGTAGTCGTAGTCGGGAGGGTTACGCCGATGGCCCTGAATGACCCGGAGCCTGTTACGGTCCAAGTCAGAAGTCGTGGCGTGCCGTCATCTTTGAGCCGAAATAGAAGTTTGTCGCCGTTGAGAGGGGTTCCGCCGGTTGCCGCATTTATAGTGAGCCCAGCGGCCAACGCCGTAAACACGTAAACATCAGCCGTTGCGATGCTTGGCGTGACTGAAGACGCCGACGCCGTAGACGATACGCGCGGGTCGATTCTCTTAGCTGACAGCGTTTGCGTGTCGGTTGTTCCGACTATGGCCCCCGTCGGCGCAGGCAGTTCTCCAACGACCCCGGCGTTATCGTACAGAATGCGCCCGGTCGTGCCGTTGACGATGGGGCTCGTGCCGATAGTAATATCACCGCCGCCGCCGCCGGCCTGCGTGATTGTTAGGCCGCTGCCGGAAAGAGATAGCCCGCTCACAGGCTCACGCTCCCCGACTGGATAATAGTTGCCGTCGCGGAACCCCCGCCGCTATTCAGCAGAACACGAACATAGCGGGGCGTGAAAGCGTAGTTAGTCTGTTGCGCCGTGGTAGCCCCGACGACAGCGGTGTCGGCGCTGTCAATCCATGTCATGCTGGCCGCGGTTGTGGGGTTCGTCGGGTCGTTGGGGTCATCCAGCGACTGCTGAAGGGTGTAGTTGACCGTCCCGTTGACGTTAATCTGAACAGCAACGGCTGGAAGTGCCCACGGGTCCAGCATAACCCACGGTGAGCCGCCGATGCCGTTGGTGCCGATGGTGACGTTGCCCGCCAGCGCCGCGCTGTTGGTGACGGAGGTGACCGTGTAGAAGTCGAGGTCAGTGTAGGTCGACGTGTTGTTGACGCCGGTCACGGCCTCGCTGAGCACGTCGCCGGCCTTGTTCGTCCCCGTCACCGTGAAGGTGACGCCCGTCTCGTTGGCGGTCGTGGTGATCAGAACGCGCCGGGGGGCTCCCAGCTGGGCTACGCCGCCCGAGACGAGGGCGCCGTTCAGCGTGAAGGTGGCGGCGGGGTTCTGGGCCTGCGCGATGCCGTCGGCATCGGCGGACGCCAGCGGACCTGCGGTGACAGTAATCGGGCGCATCTACAGGGCTCCTAGCACTTCACATCCCACTTCTTCAGCGCAAGGTTGATGCGGCTGTTCGGATCGTGGGCGGTTTTGGGGGACGTCAGCTTCTCCTTCATCCCGCACATGCGGGAGCGGAAGCTGTCGCGGCGCGCGGCGGACGCCGGGCTGCTCTTGGCCTGCTCCGCGGTGACGGGAGGCTTGATGTTGTAGCCGATGGCGCGCAGAGACGCCCGGCCGGTGGCGTTCAAGCCGCCCGACGGATCCTTGCCTTCGCGACGCTGCCATGCCGGGTTACGGGCCATGTGTCCCTCGGAAAAAGAGGCGGGGGCCGAGGCCCCCGCCATCGGCATCAGCAGCCCTTGACCTTATGGCCCGTGGGCGGAGTGCCCGAGGCCGCAGAGGAGAGCGGGTTCATGTTGGAACCCGCTCGGCCGCCGCTCTTGCGCGGCTTGCGCCCGGCATGCATGGCGGCTGTTTTGCCGGACATCTTGACGGTCTTGCCCCCGCGCTTGCGCTCCCGGGCCGCCGACAGGATCGGTTCGGCGTCGGCGGTGCGCGACGGCGGGTTGACGTCGGCGGTCACTACGCCGCCGCTCTTACGATGACGTGCCTTCATGGCCTACTCCATCACGACGGGTTGACGGCGATGCCGGTGGTGGCGGCCGTGGGGGCGGCACCATCGACGTAGATCTGCGCCAGCGAATTGGCGTCGCTGCCGAATTCGGTGATGCCGACGAGGGTGCAATCCTTCATCAGCAGCAGGCCGCCAGCCGAGGCCGGGAGCGTCGCGAGGGCGCTCATGGTCGTCGAGGTGGAGGCCACGTTGTTGATGAACGTGCAGCGGTCGAACTTCTGCCAGCGGTCGATGCCGGCAGCGGCCGCCACGATGATGCCCAGAGGCGTCGTGGCGCTCGTCTGGAAGACGAAGTTGCACTCCCTGAACGTGTTCCGCGTGGTGCCGCCCGAGAACTGCAGGGTGGCATTCGCCACCGTGCGCGCCACGGTATCGAGGCCGAGTTCGCAGCCGTCGAAGGTGTGCTCGCCGGTGCCGCTGATCAGCAGCGAACGGCTGGTGGTCGCCTGCGCCGAAGCCGCGTCACCCGCACCGCCGAGGTGGACGTTCGAGTAATAGTTGCGGCCGCCGCTGTCGGTCCACGCGATCTGGCTGGCGCCGCCGGTCGAGAAACCGTTGTACACCGAGAAGTTCGCGAAGATGCAGCCCGAGGCCGATACCGTCACGAAGTTGCCCGACCCGAAGGTCGCCATCGTGTAGGTTCCCGACGGAGGGGCGATGCGCGCGCGCTGGCTGACCATGGTCGGGGCGCACATGCCAACGATGTGGCACGCGTCCTTCGCCCAGACGAGCGTGCCGGCGGTAGCCGCCGGCGTCAGAACCTGCGCGTTTGCCAGCGACAGGCGCTGGGTGGAGGCTGTCGTGCCGTCGCTGACGATCACGGCCACGTCGTTCTGGCCGGCCGTCATCTTGTACTGCGCTCCGTAGAGCGTCTGGAGGGGGCTGTCCGCCGATCCGGTGTTGCCGTCGCTTCCGTTGACGTAGTCGACGAAGTAGACGTTGCCGGTGGTCAGAGGAAGACCGGACATCCCCATGGTGGGGATGCCGGCGACTTCCAGCCCGCTCAGG